GTCTAGCTTCATAAACATTCTCCAAGAAAGCAAAGCGTAACTTTGTTTCTTCAGGAATTTTTATTCCATTTCGCACACAATGGTTGTAAGCAGTTCTGTATTTTCTCCAGTCTGCCAACTCCCAATGTGCGGGGTCCCAAAAATTTTGCCAGTCGCCGCCCCATTCCAATTTTATGTTGCGCTTCCTGCAAATTTCTTTCCCGATGGCACCTATTACGTCCCATTGCTTTTTGCTCAAATCCCACGCTTTTGTTGCCGATATAATATCGACAGCCAAACCATACTGGTGTGGGCTTTGTCCTGCTTTTGCATTAGACCTTCCCTCCGAGTGCAATTCATCTTGCCGCTCACGCGATCGAAGAAATTCGAACGCTCTTATTGGTATTTGTCTCGCTTTGCACTCTTTATGCATCGCTTTCCAAAACTCAACGATATGTGGGTGTACCCACATATATTCGTTTTCGCTTTGGTCGATGACCACATGAATATTCTTATGTGCATTAACGTCGACAAGGTCTAAGGAAGCATCTGTATGCCTCTTATGCGCCAGTCCTTTTAGGTATTGGATGCGGTCTAAAAACCGCACCCAACGTAAAAAACTAAGTAGCGGCCTCATCTTGTGTAACATCTTCGGTTACTTCCTCCACTACTTCTGTTTTTTCTGCCTGCATTGCTGCAATTTGCTGCCTCAATTCCGCTAACTGCGTACGCTCGTCTTTCATTTGTGCATCAAAATGCTGTTTGTTTAACTTCATAATTTCCACCATCTGAGCGAACTCTTTGTTTTCGCGTATACGTGGTTCCAAGTTAACAAATTCCTCATCAACCGTTTTTTCAACAGCCTGATCAAGATCTGGCAAATTAACCCAAACTTGGGCTTTTTTGTCTGCTTTTATTAGCACCCATGAGTCTGCTTTTGCTGTGTATTCGACCGACATCTTGTCGTCGCCACTGGCCACAAGCTTTGCCTTGCTGAGATCGCTCGACTCGCAGTCTACCCATACTTCAATGGGCGAGTTCGCGATGACCTCAAACGCTACGCGTCTCGGTCTGTTGCTTGGGAATGCAATAACTTCGCCTGCGTTGTAATTGCTCCAATGGTCTATAACACCAACCTTAAAATGTTTCATTTCATCACCTTTTGTTTAATTTTAATAAAGTGGCGGAGGGCAGGGAGGTTCACCCTCCGCCTTTTCACTTACTTAGTTATTCGATTTGCATCGACTAAGTTTGTGATAGTTTCGTAGTCTGATGTGGCATCCGCCTCTATTAGACGATCTCCAAAAACTACATTTGTATCGACAGTTAAATCGCTCACGGCTGTTATCTCAAAACTGTCACTTACCTGATCTGCAAAAATTTTCTTGTGTAAATTTGTGCAAAGGTAAAAGTCCGTCGACAAACTTGGGTCCGTTACTTCGTTGGTCCAAATCCTCGAACGAACTTCTGTATATGCATCATTTACTGGTCTATAGAATTTTCCACCCACGTTAATTTGATCTCGGTTGAATTCGTGATTAAGTGGGGCATATCCCAATGTTGCCGTTGGTGTGCTATGATTGACGTCCAGATGGTCTTTCTTAACCACTGACACCTTCTCTGGGTCTAAACTGTCCCGTAACGCATTTGGTAAATTATCTGTATCAGTTGTATACAGAAAATAGTCCTTTTTGCGTTCCCACAATTGTTCTGGTGCTATTTCTAGCGTTGTCATCACTATACCACCTACACTGGTTCTCGGTGCACGCACTCGATAACCTAACTGTACAAAACCGTTTGTCGCTGTGTCATCTAGGTTTCCACTATCGGTTGCAAACCGTTGTGCAAATGCAAACATACCTGTTTGCTGACCTAGAAGCATTGGCTGTTTCATCATTTCCGTTGGGACGGTAATTCCCTGCATTAACAAATCGATAATATACTCGTCGTCAATTCCATCATATGCGGCTCTTAGTTTCGCAAACGCTGCTGTTTTTCTTGCTTGCTCAATGTCTGCTAATGACATTGTTGCATTGCCGCCTGATGTTAATTCGGCCCAAATATCATCAAACACATATTCGTTACCATTCCACAATGTTTGGCCATACTGTCCATCATGTGTCATGCCTGCTACACCGGTATTAAGATTTCCTTGTGTTCCATTGCTATTTGAACCTGACGAAGTCCAAGCATAATGGGATGATCTTATAGGCGCCTGAAACGTCAGGCCGTTTAAGGCTACTTCGCCATCAATTAACTTTTGGTCAAAGTCTGCCATAATATGGCTATTTCCAGAATTTGGCCAAAATGACTCGGCTAAGTCATGCTCAAATTCGTTTCGCGTTGCCAAACTTGTGGATCTGGCTTTACGTCTATGGTTAACTATTGCGTTATATGCTTGCACATAACTTGTATTCATATCAGCGACACCATGATGGATGCCCATAGTTCCATAAAATTCTGCTCTTCCGTCTGAACCAGTATCCATGTCTGTCGGAGTACTGTCTGTAACAACACTCGAACCGTTGTAATATTTATTTTTTTCGAAAAAATCGACTTGTGACCCTGCTATTCCGTTCTCCTTGCTATAACTCCTATTAAGCTCATCTATTGATCCGTTAAACTGATCAAACGCCAAGTAAGGTACGAAATAGGTCATTGCTTTTGCAACAATTGCGTTTATCGGTTTTTCTGATGTTTCCATCATTTCTACCGCTACGCTTATGTTTCCATTAAAGCTTTCTTCCCTAAGTACTGGATCTGCTTTCAACGGTAATATCTTACCGGCATCCCCAGACGTTAGCACTCTGCCTTTTTGTGTTCGTTTCGTTCTTTGAAACGCCACTGGCATATTTGGTATCATTTCTGTATTTCGCATTT